CAGTTCTTTATTATAAGGACTGCTGCAAGTGCAATCCCTGCCAGGACACTTATTACAACGCCAGCAGGGCTTGTAATTGTTTTAAGTATTCCACCAAAATTACCTATGGTTGATGTTACTTTCCCAAATGTCCTTGTAACTGTACCAACAGTTGTAACCACTTTACCAAAAAGCATGACTGCCGGTCCTATGGCAGCAGCAATCCCAGCCCATTTAATAATGTTCTTTACCTGTTCCCTGCTCAAACTGTTTAATTTATCACCTATTTTGCCAATTACATTTGCAGCTTTATTAAATACAGGTGTCAGTGCTGCCCCAAACTGCAGAACAGAATTTTTCACTTTATTAATTGAAATATTCATACGTTCGGCAGGCGTAAGCATCTTTTTATACGCTTTCTCAGTTGAACCGCCAGCTTCTGCCATAAGACCTAATGCTTTGGTAAAGTCCGCAGAGCCCTTTCCCGCAAGCACCGTAACACTGTTCAGTGCTTCTGTTGAACCGAAAAGCTGTGCCATTTTTTGTGTGCTTCCGCCTGTTTTTGCCTTGATTTCATCTAGGAATTTAGCCCATCCTACGCTTTGGAGATGTGCTGCTGAAAAATCCAGTCCCATTTTTTTTGCAGCTTCTGCGGCTTCGGAAGACGGCTTTAACACATTGCTGTATGCCGCTTTCATACCAGTTACAGCTTCACTTGTAGCAATACCATTTTTCGTCAATACTGCAATGCTGCCAAATAATTCGTTAGTTGACACATTCAGGCTGGATGCAATAGGGATAACTTTACCCATGCTGCTTGCAAGTTCACCAAATGATGTTTTACCAAAATTCTGCGTCATTAACATCTGGTCACTTATTTTTGTCGCGTCCCTGGCTTTTAACCCATATGAATTTAACACTGTTGATAACCCATCTACTGCGGTTGCTGCATCCGTAAAACCACCTTTTGCTGCTTTAACTGCTGTTGATACAAACTTAACACTTGATGCCGTATCAACACCTGCTGATATAGCCTGGTACTGTGCTTCGGCTATCTCATTTACGCTTACACCTGTCGCATTTGAAAGGGTTTTAACCTGCTTTTCCAATTTCTTCATTGGCGTAATCTGGGTATCTGCTATAGTAGATACTTTTGCCATTGAATTTTTAAAATCATTGCTTGCCTTTACTGCTGCTGTTGCTATGCCAGCAACAGGAAGGGTGACAGACTTTGCAACAGAAGAACCAACACTTGAAATGCTTTTTCCAGCATTTTGTATCTGCCTGCCCGACTTCTGGAACTCACGCCCCATTTTCTGCAAGTTTTTTATGGCTTCTGCTGATGGTTTTGTAAACTTATCTATAAACTGTAACGCTGTACTTATTACCCTGCCCACGCTGCCACCTCCTTGGAAATTAAGTGCTGCCAAATAATGTTTCTATTTCTTCCATGCGCCTGTTTTTATCTTCAATTTCTAAGCGCATATACATCTCTGCTATGCGTTTCTGTCCAGCTGGCAGGGACATGTATTCAAAGGGCTTCCAGTTTTTATAGCGGTAATGAAGGTAGTCCATCTGTACTTCACTATCGCTCTTAATCAGTTTTTTACTTCTTCTTCTGTTTCTTCTTCATTTGTAAAACCGCTTAACCTGGCAACTTCATCTGATATCATGTTTACTTCGCCTTTAAAGATTTTACTTGCTGCCTCTGCTGGTGTCGCAACACCAATATGCTTTAAAAGCTCTTCATTTTTCAGGTCAGGTTCAACAATGCCTGCTGCCGCAATTCTGGCATTTACTTCAAAACCTTTCTCATAATTGAAATTACCCTTTTTACTGACTGCACTTGCACTTAACGAAGTATAAAGACCTCCATCTATGGCCTGTACCACCACTTTTGCATCTTCAACGCCTAAAAGCTTTGAAAGCTGCCTGCTTGCCAGTTCCTTCTTTTCGATTTTGTCAAATTCTTTTTTGTCTACTGCTAATAACTTTTCAACTAAATTCATGTTTTTATTTTCCTTTCCATAAAAATAAAGGGCTGCACCTGGCAGCCCTTTTAATATTGGTTATGGTATTGTGTCTATTATGTCCCAGTCTGAAAATGTAAAACTGTAACTTTCCTCACCCAGTTTTTCATGTTCCCAGTCAGCAAGGATTAACTTGTCAAACGTAGCATCATATATTACGACACGTTCTGACCCTGTGCTGTCAGGGTCATTCACATTTGAAACAATTTTAAATACTGGCATCCTGCCTTTTTTTAATTCAGCATTTACCTTTTTCATGATAAAGCTGCTAATCTTATGGAATTTTACTTCACCTTTTGGTTCAACACCTGTTATCTTCTGTCCAGGTTTCAGTGTCTGTGACCTGGTTACAGGTGTTGTTTTGATGCCGATTTCAGCTTTAAAAGCTGTCGCTTCTGCCATGTATTCACCATCAAACCATATCTCGCCCCACGAACCGTTTATTACTTCTTTTCCGTTAATCTGTTTCTTTTCCATCTGTCTGCCCTCCTTTTAAATATATACAGGCATTTTTATATTTTCTATTGCATCAAGTATTTTTACATTGGCAACCATAAACACACTGCTTCCTGTGTCGGCTGTAATTATTTCTTCATCCGAACACTCGTCTACATCTTTTACAATGCCGCCACGCCCGTCATCAAGTGTTGCCTGCAAGCCTTTGCCTTTCAGATATATACGGACTGCTTCTGCATCAAGTGCAACGGAATAACTGCTTACAATGCCATCTGCGCTTAACTGTGCAAAATAGCTGTTTATTGCAGACAGAAGCAGGCATTTATTAGAATAACTGTTTGCATACTTGCCAAGGTAACTGTCCTGCGCTGTTTTTGTGATATCATCATGTATCATGTCCATAGCTTCAACTATCTTAATCTTTTTGAAGCTTTCACCCTTGCCATCAATTGTGGTAACAAAACTGTTCACACCTATTACAACCTTGACTTTTTCACCATCATAAAAAAGAATAAATTCCCCTTTGCCTACAGGTGTATCAATATCCGTAAGGCGTGTACAGTCTGACAGTTCTGGAAGTGGTGCATATGTACATGATATGGTTGCTGGTGTACCTGCAATTAACCCCGCAATCCTGCTGCAGTACTGTTCCGCTGTATATGTAGTTTCTTTAATGCTCTTTGTGCCATCCTTGTTTGTAACTGTTTCTGTTTTAACCATTTCAGCAGTGGTAAAGTTGATAACCCCTTCATTATCTGCCGGTGTATCTGGCAGGACTGCTTTTATTTTCTTTTTCTTGTTTCCGCGCATGGACTTTACCCATACCGCCACATCTTCCGCCTTGCCATCTGTTTGTACCGTTGGCACAGCAAGGTAATCAAATTTTATGGTTTCTGAAGCTTCCATAGCTTTTTTATACCCTGCTTCAACTGTATTTGTTACTGTTTCTTCTGTATTTACTTCTGTTTCCTCTGTATCTGTATGTATGCCTGTTTCTCCGCCTGTGCTGATATCCATACAATATACAAGCACTTTTTTAGGTGCATTGGTATATCCTGCCATTGCAAGTTTCACCTGTTCTACAGTGCTTTCCTGCAATGCTTCTGGTATATCACTTTCTGTTACCACAGTTATGGGATTTTTCAAAAATGGTGGCAATGCATCTTTTACCCATAACATGACAATGCCCCTTTCACTTCTTGTAACGGCAGATATGCCTTTTTCAATAAAACTTATGTCAATACTTGGTGCGTTCACCTTATCCCTCCTGTCCTGTGTTTAAATATATTTTTTCTGCCAGTGGTGCAGTATCTTCTTTAAAGGTATTTTCCTTATAGTCAAAATCAATGCTTATCTGCAAAATGTCTGAATATTCACCCACAAAGCTGTGCGAATACTCCCCTGTTGTAAGCTTTCTTTTGCCAACCTGGAAGACCAGCCTGAAAAGTTCCTTTATTTCATCTGCTTTTTCAAGCTGGTCTGCTTCGTTTTTCTCCCTTTGGAAATATGTAATTTTAACTGTAAAACCTCCACTGGCAAAGTTTTTTGTTTCCATGCTGCTGCCCTTATCAATTATTTCTGTAAAAAATGACGGGGTTTCGTACCCTTCCCTTACTTCAAGCCCGTATATTTTATATCCAGGGTATTTTTCATGCAGAAGGGCATTAACTGCTTTCTTAATCTCTGTGAATTTAATCTAAACCACCTTCTTTTAAAATATCATCCGTCATTTTCTGGAACTCCTCTGTTACAATGTCCTTGTATTCATTGCGTGTCTTCTCCATTATATGTTTTCCAGGCACAAAACCTATGGTTTTGCCGTTTTTGACAAGGTTATGCCCGTCTTCAATTAAATGGAAATGTCTTGCACTGTTATAGACAAGCACAGCCATTCCCAGATTGTCCCCAACTTTTTTATGTCCCCATTTTTCACTTATGGATTTGCCCTGTTCTTCCCCTTCCCTTTCATGTGGCTGTAACTCTGTTTCTGCCCTCTGTTTTGCAGACTTTTTAAACTTTTTTGCCAGCTTTAAAAGGGTTTTCTCTGCCTGTACAGGACACTTCCTTATGGCTTCTGTCAAATCCTTTTCCAGTTCCTCAAGCCCCTGGACTTCAAATTCAAAACCTGCTGCCATCTGCATCCCTCCATTTAAAATTGTTTATATATGCTTGATTTTGTCTGCTTGGTATGGTATATTGTGTACAGGCGGGTGATAGTAAAAGTCCATAGCGGACAGCCGCAAAAAGCCCCAGTGGTGTAGACACTGGGGCTTTTTGTTACTCATAAAATTTATTTAATCTGTATATACTTGATTTTACCTGGCATATATGTTATTGTATATCCAGGCAAAAAAGGAGTAGAATGTCCATGTGGGCAAAAAGACTGAACCCCTGGGAGTATAGGCAGTACTTCCAGGGGTTCTTCCTCTTATATGGTGAGGTCTTCCATTCGGGTTAATTACCGTTATTCGTCACCGTCTAACCACTTAATGATGTAGTGGCATACTACACCAGCCATAACGGAAACTAAAAAGGAGTAGAAAGCTTCCATGTGTGCACCCCCTCCCTGTTACCAGATTTGGGGACGGTAACGCTATGGATTTTACCATATATTCCTGCATATTTCAACAAAATATGACGCCACCTGCTGATATAGCAGCTTATTTTTTTATAATCTTTTCTGTACAGATAATTTCTAACATCTCATTCCTTTCCCTGACATTTATAACGGATATGATATTAAAATACCTGTCTTTATATTTTATAAACATGTCAGGTGTTACCTCTTTATGGTATCTTGTTGTCACCTTGTATGTAAGTTCTGGCCTTATGCGCTGTGCCTCCTGGTATTCCCTGCCGCGCATTGGCTCTATGCCTGCCCATACAGTTTTTACCTCTTCTATTTCCTGTTCTGTCTGCATAAGGGCATTTGTTTTTTCTTTAAGCCTGCAAAATGCCACCCTTTTATTTGTACGTCCTATATCCATGTTCCACCTGCTATTTAAGCTGTAACTGCAAAAGAAGGGATTTTGTCATGCGGTTAAAATCTTCACCAGTCCTGCCAACAGGTGCTCTGCTTTCATACCAGTAAGAAATTAAAAGCTGTAAATATATCTTTTCAAGCCCGTAATCTATTTTGTTGCCTTTGCCATCTGCCGCAGGATATTCTTTCCCTGTTGCGTTTTTAAGGTATTCTTCTGCTGCCGTTATAAGCCCCTGTATTAACTGGTCATCCTCGTCAATGTCAATCCTGGCATATTCCTTAACTTCCTGCAATGTTATTACCATTTACCACACCATCCTGGTTATTATGCTTTCGCCGTCTTTGCTGCGGTACTGTCTGTTTTTATAAGATGCTCTGCCATGACAACTGCCTCTGTGTCAACTTCCTTAATGTCAAGGCGTTCACGCGCTTTAAAGCCTGTCTGGTCTGTTTTCCAGAAATCGCCCGCAACATTTGATATGTCTATGCTAAGGGTTTCGCGGTCAAATATTGTCACAGCCTCTTTTAAGTCCCCACAGATAAGAGGTACTTTATAACCCCCTTCTGCTTCCACGCTTGGAAGGGTTTTATTCCCTATCTTTTTAACATGGTATTTCCCGAACAGTAACATATTTGTTGGTTTTACAGGGTCTGGCTGTAAGATATACCTGCCATCCTTGTCTTTTAATGAGTCAAGCCAGTTATACCCGTCCTGGTTAGTAACAACGCCTGATGTAAGTGCTATTGCAGGGTCTAAGGTGATATTGAATATCTTCTTTAAATCGTCAAGCCCTTCTACTGCTATTTCTTCCCCAGCTGTAATTTCACGTACCTTTGCAACAACCATAAAATTCCTTGTTGCTTTTGATTTCTTTGCAAGCCAGCGTTTAAGGTAAGCAATAATATTTTCTGTACTGTCGTCTAAAAGCTCTTGTGTGACTTTTAAAATACCGCCCTTTTTCTTTACCTTGTAATCTATTTTTTCAAACTGCGGTGTTGAAACTTCTGGAAATTCTGCTGCTTCATCCACATTGTCAAACGGGGTCTGGTCTGCATGTTTTTCAATAACCCTGCTGCCAGACAATGTTGTGACATGTTCTACATTTACAAGTGTTTCAAGAGCATCCTCACCACGTCTTAATTCCCTTACAGATGTCCTTATATCCTGTGGGACTGTAAGCCCGCCGTCTTCGTCTGTGCCCTCCCTCATGGCATTTAATATTTCTTTGTCGTCTTCGGATAAAGAACCTTTTCCTGCTGCCGCTTTTATTGCATTTACAAAAGCAATGGCATTTTTCTTTTCTTTATCTTCCAGTTTCTTGGCTGTACCATTTTTTGCTTTTTGTTCTGCGTCTTCCTGCTTTTCCTGTTCCAGGTCATAAAGCAGGTCAAATTTTGCCTGTAACTCTTTTAATTCTTCTTTGGCATTCCTAGCATCTTCAATCTTGTTTCCCGCACATAAATCCCTTATTTCCTGTTTCTTTGCTTTTATGCTGTCTAAAAGTTCCATTAATTCTTTCGGCATGCTGTTTTTCCTCCTTGATTTGCAAATAAAAAAGACCTAGATACAATAGTCTAAATCTTCAAGTATTCCTGATATTTCATTTTTAACCTGGTTCTCTTCTGGCATGTGGTTTCCTGGAAAATCCTTTCCAAACTTTTTTTCAAGCCGTTCTGCTACTGCCTCTGCTATACTATCAGCATCTGGCATTGTTTTTTCTTCCTTCTTTCCAGGAAAATTATTATATTTGTCAAAGTAACTGCTGCCACATGCTGTAACACTGCTTTCTTCTGATACTTCAATATTAAAATATTCCTGCCATTCCTCACCATTTTTCCATGTTTCAGCATCAATAAGCGCATTTATCTGATCTGGCGTTATGCCTTCTTTTGCGTGCTGCATATAAGTGTTTAATATGACTTTCTGGCATCCGTCTAAAATATCCGCCTCCTTGCGCATATCATCCGCATTGCCCCATGTAATGCTGCTTGGCTTATGCACCATCATCTGTGCGTTTGAAGGTATGATAATTTTATCCCCTGCCATTGCTATCACTGATGCAATGCTTGCGGCAATCCCTTCAACGTATACTGTAATTTCTGCTTTATGGCGTTTTAATATGTTATAGATTGCAATGCCCCCGAAGACAGAACCACCGCCGCTGTTAATATGGACATTTAATTTCTCCACGTCACCCAGCTGGTCTAAAAAGTCCTGTACATCCTTTGGTGCTTTATCTTCTGGATAATATTTCTGCCATTCCCCCAGGCTTTCGCTGTTTATATCGCCAAAAAAGCAAAGGTCTGCGGACGTTTCTGTTTCATTGCGTATTTCAATGCTTCCCAGTGCTTCATACTTGCCCTGGCTGTCCTTCTTCTGTAAATTTAAAATTTTCGGCATTTCCATCCCCTCCCTGGCTGTTTCCTATTTCAGATACCTTTATATAGCTTCCATTGCACACAAGGCTGTCACCGCCGTCCATGCCTGGCTTGTTTGTATATGCCCTGGCTTCATTCGGTGTATATATCCCGTTCTGCACATAACTTGTAAGGATATCCGCCTGGCTTTTCGCATCAGTGCGCAGGATAACATTTTCATTAAATTTAAAATATTTCCCTTCTTTTATTTCCCCTGGTGTAAGAAGCTTATAATTAATTTCCTCTTCATACTGCTTTAAAATATACAGTTCTGTGTCAATGTAAAAGGAAATGTTCTGCATTTCACTGTTTGCGTAGCTGCTTTTTTCATAATCATTAATCTGGTTCGGCTTTATGCCAAATGCTCCTGCTATCTGCAATGCGCTGTATTTCTTTAATTCAAAAAACTGGCTGTCTGTAAGTTTTATATTTAGCGGTTCTAACTTGAAGCCTATAGGGACAGGCACAAACTTCCCTGCATTATTTGCGCCGCTTGTATACTCTTCAAACTGTGCTACAAGTTTCTTTTTCAGCTTAGGGCTTAAGTCACCACTGTAATATAATGCTGCCCTGGCTGTGAGCCCTTCTTTGTAAAGATTGTTAAGGAACTTCTGGCTTTCCAGCCCTCCACATACTGTTTCTTTCAGCATATCCCTTACTGGTGTGCCTGTAAGCCCATCAAATGACATTGATGTTTTAAAATGCAGGACATCAGAAGACGGGAACATATAACTTTCACCGCTGTATTTGTCAGAATACCAGTAATATATATCACCTTTACTGCCAAATACCCCTTCATCATCAAATACCAGCGATACATCATTTGAAGGCATTATCCAGAGGCTTTTAACAGCCACATCCCCGCCATATTTTTTCCTGGTAAATTCTTTCTGCGCCCACACGTAGGCGTTGCCATAATGGTTGCGGTTATTTTCTACGGTGCTCCAGAATACTGTTGGCGTCATCTGTGGGTTAGGGCGGTTCTTAAGCAGAAGGCAGACCCCGTTTGCTGCTGCCTCTTCTATTCCTTTTTCTGTCTGCTGGTAAAATTTTAATGGCATCTTGCCAAGTGTTTCAGACAGCATTTTAAGGCATGTAAAATATGTAACCTCGCTTAACATTTTCTGTGGCGTGCCTTTTATTCCCAGCCATTCAAGCAGCCTTTCGTCATCTAACCCGGCATAAGGTTTTTCTGTCTTTGTTATTAAATCTTTTATTTTATCTAGCCATTTCATTCCCTGTCTTTGCTGCCACCTCCAAACATTTCCAAAAACGCTTCAACACTCTGGTCTGCTGTTACCTCTTCAACTTCTGCTGTCATTGCTTTTTTATGGGCGCATATTACTGCGTCACAAGGGTCAATCCTGTGTTTCTGTGCATTTTTATCTATTTTAACATTGCCATATATATTAGGCGTTGTCAAAACCGCATCATTCATGGAACGTGTTAAAAGCCTGTTGTTTATATTGTATTCTATATTATGCGCCTTAACTTCAAGCTGGAAGTCAATTGTTGCATCGTTCAGACTTTTTGCGCTCTGTGTTACATCTATAAGCTCACATCCAAAATCGTCAAGGTCTGCAAGGAAAGCCCCTGAATTGCTTGGGTCATAACATATTGCATCAAGTTCTATGTCATATTTATCAATTAATTCTGTTAAATGCAAAAGGATAGCTTTATAATCTGTTTTAATGCCGCTTGCTGCTGTTGTTACTGTCATAAGGCCCTCATTTACCCATATAACATATGGGGCATTATCTTCCATATCCATATGTTCCTGTAACCTTCTTCTGGGCATAAAAGAATGTGAATATAAATAATATTTTTTATCACCTGTATTTACATCTATATAAGGGATTTCCAGTACAAGGGAAGTAAGGTCTCCGCCGCTTGACAGGTCAAGCCCGCATACAGCACTCTGCCCCCTGAAACTTTCAAGTGTACGTGTACTGGCACACTTTTCCCAGTCGTCAAGGTTTATGAAAGCTGTTTCTGCGTCTTTTACCCATATGTTCAGGGATTTGGTCATAAAGTCCAGCAGTTCAGAACCACCCATAGACCTGGCTTTTTTAGCATCTGCTTCCATCTGTTCCACCAGTTCAGCGTCTTTGCCAGACAAAGGGCAGCATTTAATCCATTTGCCTGTGTCCCATATGTCGTCCCCTTCGTCCATCTGTGCAATATAAATAAACTGGCGGTCATTTATGTCAATACCTTTTAAAATGCGGCGGCAATACTGGTAAAGTTCATAGCATGGCGCATTTAAATTTAATCCTGCTGTTGTGATTACAGATACAAGTGACTGTTTTAAATGCCTTGTACCGCCTTTTAAAAGCTTGTACATCTGGTTGTCTTTATGGGCGTGGTACTCATCTACTATTCCAAGATACGGACGGAAACCATCTATAGATTTAGTATCACGCCCAAGGGCTTTGATTTTTGATTTTGTAAGTTTCGCATGGATTTCGTTTTTATAATCTTTTATTTCAAAAAGTTCTTCTAAATCAGCATCAGCTTCAATGAACTTTTCTATTTCTTCCATTACAATCCGTGCTTGGTCTGATTTTGTAGCAGTACAGTAAATTTGCGCACGTTTAAAACCGTCAAAATTACTGCACTTAATCCCCAGTATAGCGTTAAGGACACTTTTCCCCTGCTGTCTTGACAACTGCACATAACTGTCAAGGAAACGCCTCTTGCCTGTCTCTTTGTGTACCCACCCAAAAAGTGAGCCAAGAATAAATTCCTGGAAGCCGGCACATGTAAAAATTTCGTCCCCTTCACCTTCTGCTATTGTCAGCTTATTGGCAAGTTCTATAATGTCCTCTGCTTTTTCTGGCACAAAAACAAAAGGGAAGCCAGTGCCATCTGCTGCCGATTTTTCCAAATCGTCAAGATGGCGTTTAAATGCAAGGCGTGCATCAGTGCCAAACTCTTTTTTATTTTCCAGGTTTTTTCTTGCAAACTGTGTTACCCTGTCTGTTGTTTCTGGTATCTGCATATACTGTTACGCATGTTTCATAAACTTATTAACTGGTTTTTCTTCTTTTGCCTTTGGTATCACTAACCTGCAGCGGCTTGAAATGGTGAGTCCCAGTTCCCTTGCACTGGCATTACACTGTTTCTCAAGCCTTGCCTGGATTTTCTGTAAATAATTATACTGCCCTGCCTGTTCTGCTATCTGTTCCCCTGCACCAGTCCAGCTTTTCTTATCTGGCATAAATTTTATTTTTGCAAGCTGCCTTGTTATCTTTTCATATTCCGTTGCCGCCCTTACATAACGTGCAAGCACGTCACAGTCAAGGTTTGTCATTATGCTAATATCCTTAAGCTGCCCTGCAATTTCATTAAACCTTGCCTTCTCTTTTTTTGAAAGGAAAGAAGGCGGTTTTATATTGTCTGATGGTGCTGTTACTTCTGAATTTTTGCGGTTCTCATATTCTGCTTTTGTCAGATGTTTTTTATTTTTTGCAGCTATAAGGTCTATGGGTTCTCTTGGTCTTGCCATTGTAAAACCTCCTTCCAAAAAAATCCCATTTAGGGAGTTTTTGCGTAAATTTAGAGGGGGCTGCGGTCTGGAAGGGAAGTGCCAAAAACTTTTTCACACCCCCACCAGGGACAGCCGTTTTTTATACTCACGCAGGCACTCCCTTAATGTTTCCTGCATCTTTTTCTTTCTTCTGCTGTCGTTGTATGCCTTGCCTACCATGCTGTGTGTCTGTTCTGATACACTTATCAGGTTGTCAGGGTCGCAACGCTTCTGGTAATCCTCTGACAGTTCTGTTATGTGGTGTACTGTGGAAGCAGGAACAGCCCTGCCTTCCATAATATAAAGGTAGATATCTATGTTATTGTCCCTTGCTAGTGCTGCTGCCCTTGCATACTGCCACTCTGTACTGTTATAGAAAGCCTTTGCCTCCTGGTTTCTTTTATATTTGTCGTACGCCCTATGCCGCCCTTTGTCCTCTGCTGCCTTTGCAAATGCGTTCAGTTCACAGTATTTAACACCTAATGGTAC